CCGAATAATACAAAGGTGGACCTATAAAGAAGAAACAGGTGAAATCTTCACCTATGGCTTGGAAGACATAGACTCCTTCCCCGCCTGTATAGCGACAGCCCTGAGAATTGGCTGAGAAATCGCCTCGATAATTGGTATCTGCTACCAATGCCGGATGTGTTCGGCAATGTTCGAAACGCTTGATGCTATAATACGGAACCTCAATTTCCGCAGATCCTCTATTATAGAAAATGCCGGTATTCCCGGAGTCAATTTGGCCGTTTGAATTGTCTAATCCAGCGAATCCCAATGCTAATCGCGTATCAGCGCCTCCAGCAATCACCTTATAGCGGAAGCTCCCACGCCACCCAACGTAGGCCGACATGACATACTCTATTGGATAGAGTTGGTTGTGAGCGACAGTAGTCCGATTCAAAATCTTTGTCGCATTCGCCACGGATGGCACGGCGTGATAGCGTCTCAAATATGTCCGCAGGGAGGGCATGACCTCCCCGAAAAAGACTTTGTTGAGATGGGAATCGTATGGAACATGAACGTTTCCAATTGGTTCAAGTGGCTTGCTCCCATCGGGGGTCAAGGTGGCGTCCTCCTGTTCTTCAAAAGCAGATTGTGGTTGAATTCCAACATCAAAGGGCTGCCAAGAGTATTTATCACAATACGAAGCGGGACCGGCGAACTCAATATCATCGCCGGCTCGCACGGAACCAATTATGGTGACAACGTTACCCAACGTATTGTCTGGAGAAGTTAGTTGATTGATGACAGAAATTGTCAACTGTCCATTTTCCTTCTCAGGATCGACAGAAATCGATGTGCCATACGGAATATCACTGGCATTATCGAAATTGGGCTTGTGGCAACGTAGCCAAGGGTTGGTGGCATGCCACTCAACTGGTATCTCAATATCCTTATTCGTTTGGATATCAATGATACGGGAGTACACCTCATTATAGGCACCAAGGGAAGCGGTACCAGCTGGGTCATATGAGATGCGTATACGTCCGCGGTGTAGCGCGCTGCACATAACGCGAAATCGGAAAATCAAAGTTCCTCTCCAATAAGCAAACGGGAGAGAGGCGAACATCACTGGAGTGAGGGCGCCGCGGTTCTCGATTTCAGACGTATCTTTCTGAAATAGTGCGGGTGTGACATTGACCCTTCTGATTACATGTTCATAGGCATCAGCCTCAGACCATGTAAATGTGTCAAAAATTGCTTCTCGAGATGCGATGTTGGATATCGACATCTCATCGACCGGAGAAAGACCCACCGTCCTCGGGTCGATGGTTAGCTGACCTTTGGATTCATAACCCAAACGGTTGACCAACTCGTGAGTGTCCGTATTCGCTAGCTGCCCCGCAACGTGTTCTCGAACACGTTGTGGATTGGTGAGCACCTGCGGGCGGCTAAACCCAAAAAGATGTGCTATTTTCCCAATTGTACTGGCGGCCATCTCAGTGGCCATTGCATACGGGGCAAGAACAGGTATATGCGACAGGAAACCAGCTCCCTTGGCTATCGCACCGGCTGTCTTGGACACAGGTGCTTTGGAATACTCCGACTCAGATCCGCTCTGTAAGATGTAAGAATCATAAATCGCGGCAGTCGGGGTACAGACCTCAGCATCCTCCATCCATCCAAAGACATTGATGGTACAGGACCCGGCGGCAGAGTTCGCATGACGGAGTAAGGCTAAAGACTGGATGAAAATATCACCCATGTCTACAGCCCCATTCTCGTTCGTTGTGTCGATCCAATTGTCAGGACAGAAGAAAGGCAATTCCAATTCTCCACCTGTGCTCGTAGTAGGATCAAGAAAGACATGCGGCATCATTGACAGCTGTGTCATATACGCTTCAGAGGTAGAAGGAGCCTTAACGTGGACCGAACGATTCCATCGTGGTTCATATGCCATGATGATGTCACCAAACAGCATTGGGTTTCCATTGATGATCGCTCGGATTCGCATCTTTCCACGAAAGTGGCGGAATCCTTCAAGCCTCTTACGGACGCGCGTGTCACGCATCCATAGGTCCCAAGGAGCGAACTGTGTGCTCAACCTGGTACCTACGACAGCAGTGGCCTGGAAAAGATGGACAGGCCGAGCAAGGTAAGTGGCAAGGGGCACGTCGGTGCTCTCACCAGCCTTGAATGTGGAGTCCAGAGCGCTGGAAAGCGCGACGCTGGACGGTTTGTCAGAATGACTGAAGGTTGTTGTCTGTATCTTTTGTTCTCCGGACAACTCGGAGATTGAATAAGTATTTGTATCAGAAGTAGCGCAACTATGTAAAATTGTACGCCCCGCGCTAGGGACACACAACTGTGCAATTTTACAAAACATTTACAAAGCCTGATGTAACATGGAAATATGCAAAACATGTATACACTGGTAACCATATATAAACGTACCATTTTGGATTGCCCATCCCGGGCTGTACAGTGGTACCCGCACAGAGGGACGAATTTATACTCTTCCCGCGAGTAAAATTTTGTGCACACACCACTATTTGATGCATAACACGGGGGCCTCCCATACGAGGTCCCACAAAACGCCACACTTTAAGGTCCGGGCAAGACCACACGCTCCCTTAACCGAAGGGGAAGCAGAGGGGACAAGATAAGGCACTTCCGACACCATATGGACGAATTTTCGAGCCATCCCGAGGCTTAGTGGCTGAGTTTCACGCCCTCCCAAGGCGACAGGCGAGTTTAATGCCATCCTAAGGCACGGACGAATTTAACGCCATCCCAAGGCGATTGGGCCCATTGACGCTGACCCTGCGTAGTCAAGTTTAATGTCTTTCTGGGACGAACCTGTCTACTTCTCGAAAGCTTCAGGGTGGAGCGATTCTAGCATCTGGCGATAATTTACATCGATACACAGACACAAGTGTCGAATCCCACACGTGGTCACAATTTCATCCATCTGTTTGCGTCTTTCTTCATAGACGTCGCGCCCATGGTAGACCCACTCTCGAAGAGCTCCATCAACGTTCACAGCTGCTGCCACATCGGGCTGGAAATCCTTCTTAGGTTGAAGAATACAAAGCAGCGATTTAAAGATGGAAGCTTCCTCAAGCTTTCCAACACTATATCCCAATTCAGGAATATAATTGGTTTTCCGCTTTAGGAACACGAGAGCATCAACATTGGAAACAAATTTCTTGCCTTCTGCATCTTTAATACCAGGTGTGATTTTCATACCATATTTAGCGAGATACTTTTGCATTGTCAAGAAGTTGAATTTCGTGCGCCACCAGCTCACCCCATTGATGAAGTCATCACCATAGTTGATGTGAGCGACCCATTTTCGGAAATCACCGACCGGGCTTTTGGGGTAGCAATCGTAGAAAGCACAACGATTCATCAGGCTGTTATCCAAACCATTGATGATGACCGTTACTGGGATACCGGATGGAGTTGAACCATCCAGTTCCAAGACGTCACCATTGAAATTCACCAATGGGCGTACCAAATCAGCTGGGATCATTTGCATCATGAACAGATCTTCTGCTTCATAATTCCCTTTGGCTGCTAATTCGAGCATAATACGATATGATGCGGAACTGATTTTCGCAGATTTACGCAAATCGTATTTGCTATGGTCGCCATCAAAATGGTGTTGGAATCGTCCGATGACACTTGTGAAACCTTGCCAATCGTCCGACGTTGCATTAATTCCAACAGCACATTCGCTAATTCCAGTGGTCATCTGCAAGAGACGACAAATTGGAGTGTAATATTTCCTTACTAACACTGTGCAAGAAATTTCTGCAACCATGAACAACCTCACCTTTTCCTTGGTGACATTCGTTGGTTCATCTTTGGGGGTACCATTGAAAATCCAGGGCACCCGTTTCCCCTCTTTGAGCTGAGAAATGGCTACATCGACCTGTTTCCAGACCTCTTCAACAAAGTCCTTCTTCTCGTGGCCAAGATTTTCCAAGTAGGTATAGATCCAAGATCTTTTCCCGCCCGGGAAACCTATTCCCATAGAAGTGCTCCAATTCATTGAATCAATAAATCGCACTCCTTCTATGCCATTGAGCACCTCATCCCACAATAGTGGTCGGAGGTGTTCGGAGAGATAAGGCGAAAGAGTCTCAAAGGCGCTCATGTAGTCCTTCACGGCCCACTCCAAATGAGACGTGGGAAGACCAGGGGAACTGTGGAGCGCATGCACAAGAGACTTGGGCCACATGCTTCTTCCGAAACGGGGCTTCCCGAATTCCTCTTCTTTCCAGATCTTTCTTACCTCATCAGCGATGATCGTATCAATCGCACGGGATTTATAGAAAGCTGCGCAAGGAATATTACCTCTGTACACGGCGCCCTGTTGTTCTATCCCATCCTCTTCATCAGATTCGGGAGGGATCGTTGTAGTGGGGGGCGGTCTAGGAACGTCAGTTGGATAAAACACCTCGACGTTTGGATCATTATCTTCCAGCCAAAAGGCTTGGTCAATCTTATCACCAGGAGTCCGTTCACCGGGGACGACAGTGGGTCGATCTTTGATCACACACTTCCAGGAATCTGGGCAGCCGGCACTCAGACAGGTGTCTATCCTACTCATAAAGTGCTTAATCGCTTCCTCCACGGCAGAAAGGGAAATCATTTGAGAGATTCCCTTGGTAGGGGCACTCTTAAGACCTCCCCAATGGAAACCCACGATACCCGGGTTTGAACCGGTCGACACGTAAGTTCCACCACAAGCGCCGCGAAAGGTGTTGTGTGGCCAGTCCCAGGCAAGGTTGCTTCCACCCAAATTATCTGTGCGGTGGATACACCCTTTGACGGGGAACTTGCGAATGTCACCACCCAAATCCTTCCAGCAATAGACAGCATTGAGCTGACCTGGGGAATCATTCAAATATTGTATGATATTCCGCTTGCTACGGTAATGGATGTGGGCAATCGCCAACTGAGATCCAGGAAATCGAACAAAGTCTTCCGGATCAACCGTCACAATTTTCTCCGAATCACGTTTCCCGGAATCGGCGATTTTCCAACGCGCAATGGTTTTGGGAATATCGTGAGCGACAATCATACACAAATCCGTTGTCAACCACAAAACATTGCTAGAATATTTCCATTCGTTGTTATTATCAAGAACGAATACAGTGGAAAGATTGCTAGTAACATTCTGCTGGAGCTGTTCCGAAGTCATGGTCTGATTCCGATAGCCGAGTTGAACTTTCATCACTCGACTTTCCCAGACATTCTTCTTCTCATTGCGTTCACGTAGAGAATCTTCATCCATAGTCATCATATTTTGTGTGTCAACAGTTTCAGTCTTGGAGGCCTTCTTTGCAGGTTTGTCTGGCTTAGAAGCATCCTCCCTTTTCAGCGGAGAAGGTTCATCAGAACTCTTCTTGGACGACACAAGTTTTGATAAACTTGGGAGTTTCGGAGCATTTTCGAGCACAGTCTTGGTGACCTTACTCGGGGGTTCTTCAGGGTCGGAGATATATCGGGTAAGCATTGCAATACCAGCAGCGAGCCCAACACCACCAATGCCAATCTGACAGGCATAGTAGATGGCTTTAGTTGTTGGGGACCACTTTTCGCGTTCGGCCTCAGCCAAACGAAAAGCAATATCTCTGCGTTTGCTCAAAACTCGATACGCAGAAGTGCGAAAAGAGAGTAAGCGCAAACCACTTCCAAACCAACCAAGGAAACCGATGGCGAGAAGACGAAAACCGAAGCCAAGGTGTTGAGTCGCATACCACAGATAGTAGTTGCTCATCAACATCAAACAAATGAAAATTGTTGAAATCATTTTCCATCGTTTGATAGCGCGATACAATTCAACGTCTCGAAGCACAGGGGCCAATTTCCTAATCAGGGGCCACTCCCACATATCCTCGGGAATCCAATACCACCACTGCAATTGTGGGGAGGCGCTAATATGATGTATCAACACCTTGGTTACCCTTTCGGCATCACGTTGAGAAGGCCATATTCTGGGAAATAACCAATTCAGGAATGGAAGGTCGCCCATTCTTTCGCGAACCATTTGCTTTCCCATCGTGGAGAAAAGAGCTCCAAAACTCTGGTGCTCTATTTCCTCCTCTTCTAGGATCGGCTCACACACGTAAGATTCGGCATCAGCAAATTGGTCCCAAGAACTGGGACATTGACAAATAGCGTGCTGACATTTCTCACATTTGGTGAACTTGCGCTGGTTGCATCGGGCGACGTGATCTTCTTGAGCCTTGTCGTGCTCTCGCATCAGAAATTCCATCCAGAAGTAGTACTCCTCGACATCAAGATCCTCCAATCTCTGTAGGATTCCAAAGCGTGGACATCTTCTGACAACAGTCTTGAAGCACCCCTTGGAACCCTCAGTGATCGTAAAACGATTGAGGTCTTTCACAGGAGTGCCGCCAATGTTGAAGGTACGACCAACATAATTTGCTACCTTAGACGAATCGATGCCGCCAACATCGTTGGCATATTCAGGGACGACGGACATGTACGTGAGATAGAATCTGCGGCGAAGTGAATCTCCTTCATTGGAGACCACATCAATATACAGATCTTCTTTGTTTGTGCTGCCGAACACTCCCGCAAGATCGGGGAGCGTGTTCCCTTTGTCCTCAACAGCAGCTTTAACTGCCACGAACTGAACGTTATTGACTGCCTGCAGGAATCCTGCAATGGCGCCAGATGGGTCCATATTGAGAGGACGATTAGCAATATCGTCATAGACAAGAAACATGGTGGTGTTTTTCACAGCGGAGTGATAGGCATCACCCACTTCAATTTTCGCAGTGAGATCCGGGGAATAATCCACCCCGTGAACCACGGCGAGGATTTTCTGAAGATCGAGAGTAATTCCACTCTTACCGCAGCCAGGAGGTCCAAAAATGACATTGGCAAACGGTTGTTTAACAATATCACCAGCTTTACGGTCGATGAGCAACTGGAATTCCCAGGTGCAAATCTGCTGGTGCTTGTCCGCAAAAATCTTCCGCTGTATGCTCTGTGGAGGTGCAGCATTCATCGCATGGCGATACATGTGCTTTGCCTCGAGCATGTACTTCATGGCAACAGACCAATTTCCCCCATTCTTGAAGAATGTTCCTGCGCGGTATGCTGGCATGATCTCGCTAACGCGTTCGTAGACGCGATCAAGCTCGGCGTTCGCGGTCTTCTCATAGAAGAATGGGGTAAGGTTGCCTTCGGACCAGCTCGCAACCACACTTTCAATGAAATAATTGAGGATCTCCATAATCCCAGAAATCAAAGAGCAAGCATCAGTGTACTTGTTAACTCCTCGAATTCGGTAAAGAGAAATTCCTCTAATTTCGAGCTCGCCCCATGAAGCTGGGGCAAAACCGGTGGCAATAGCAATGGTCAACGCTTCGAAAGAATGTCGAATTAGAGGTGAGTTTTCCAGGGAGTTCCAGTTAGAATATAACCATCTCCAAATCTCAATAGGGCTGGAGGAAATAGTTTTCAATTCTCGCATGGCTTCGTGGTACGAAGAGGCAAAAATTCCTGGAATGTTCACGGCGTCGGGGTTGAGCATCGTGTTGGTCAAATTCTGAGCCAATGCTTTACACTTCTCGGGGACATTTTCTTCCCCATCGTCGGATTGATACTCGACTCCCAACAAAACTTCTTTCAATTTCTTCTCGACATAGGAGGAATATTCGTGCTGTTGCTGCCTGATCACTCTGGCAGGATTGTATTTGAAAACAGTCTTCCTCATAAGCGAATAGTTGGTTGGTTCATTGTAGGGTATTTGAAACTCATTCAAGTACAAGAGTTCCTCATACGAGGACCAAACACAATAATGTGTTATTCTTTTCCAGTCCTCTAACCCTGGAGTCCAATGCATTCCAACTTCTATGGCTTCATGAATAGTCTCGCCGAGACGCATTTTCCATTTAGTTTGGAGTTCAAATCGTTCAGCGCTTATTGTCTTGCCCACAGGGGGGCGTGCAAAGAAGTTGGAGTTGACCGAAAGTCTTCCATCACAGTACCATTCATCCCGACAGGGATCCATATATGTTGCGTCCTCAACTCGATCATTCTCAAAGAGATTTTCTAGATCAGAGCGATCAAAAACACCAATGGGTGAGCCGGATCTAAGCCTGCGCTCACCCTGGGGTTGTGGAGATACGGAACGAGATAACATGTTGGGGGACTTGAAAATTAGGAAATGACATTGAATATTTAATTGAACGTCAGATTTGTAATTTCAAATGAAACAAATGAGATAAAAGCTTCCGGTTGTCTGATAAAGTTCAGAACGGACTAGCGGTATTCTACGGTTCCCGTCTCCTACGGCCTGGCAATCCCAGCTGCCCGATATCAAAAGTACCTTAATCAAAGGTCGCTCGCACATGATTGGTACGAGCCGTTACCTATACCATTCACAAGCTGCCACATCATCACTCCAAGAAAGAAGTGGTGTGGCGCACAAGCTACTACGATATCTTCCCATAATTGAAAGGCTTCCAAACCTGCAGTCATTCAAGCACTGCTTCTTTCGCCAATTCTGGAATTAATCCAGATACAAATCTCTTAATGACAAAGTCAGTGAGATAGGTAGGTTAATCGTCAATTATGAGGTTCCCATATCGTGGAATTTAAGAAACAAATAAGAATATTAATTTACAAATGTATTTTTGTTCCCACGATAGATTAATCCAATCTTTATAGACCCAACTGGGGTCTAAGAAATCATAAATAATACTAACATACATTAAGTGCCGCAAGGGCACACAAAACATAAAGTTACGGGGTTGTTGCAACAATCGCCAGATTGTTCGCGTGAATTTTATCAATAATTGTAAAACCTCGAATTCAGAGTCTCGGTGAAGATAACTCTTAAAATCGAAAGTTCACAACTAAAGAAAGGCTAATACTCCGCACACGTCCATGAAGGACGTGCACGGAG